AGAGACAGGTTCTTCCTGGGGCTGGGAGACATCGACAAGAAGATGCGGGGGGTGTGGCCCTCCGATGTTCTCGTTGTCACAGGCCGGGCCCACAGCGGCAAATCCGCTGTGTTGCTGTCGTCCATAGCGAAGAACCTCAACGAGGATCCGAACTTCCGGGCTGTGATCTTCACACCGGACGAACCGGAGACTCTGGTCATCAGCAAACTGTACGCCTTGCTATACATGCAGAACCTGGCCGATGTCGAAGAAGCGTTGCAGGCGTCCGACCCGGCGCACCTACAGCACATCGAGGACGCCAAGGACACGCTGGACCGGGTGAAGATATTCCCCTCCGCCATGCCGTTCGATCAGATGAGTGTCGCCCTGGCCGAGTGCGAGGACTTCTGGCAGATCCGTCCCCGCTTTGTGATGATCGACTTCCTTGAACAGTTACCTGGGTCGACCGGGTACGAGGGTGTGTCGTCCGTGTTGAAGGGTGTCAAGGAGTGGGCTGAAACGGAGAACCTTCCCGTCGGGCTCGTCCACCAGTCGGGTAAGAGTTCGATGAGGGGAACGTCGAGAGGCATGGATGACGGCAAGTTCAACGCAGACGAGTACGCCATCCTCCAGTTGAATGTGTTCCGCAAACGGGACTTGGCGAAACTCGACGACTACCAGCGCCGCATCCATTCGGTGTCGATCAGTCTCGACTTGTGTAAGAACAAGCGGCCCCCGTGTCATACCACCAACCCACCTATCGACTATTTCATGGACCCGCACTGTGGTCTGGTCCGGGAATACTACGAATCCGACATACCATCGGACGACCGATGGTTGACATAGCCGACACGTTCGCCCGGCTGCACCAGGGTGGCCGCATAGCCACCAACTCCGACGGCATCCGCCCGCTGGTCGACGCCCAGGGTGAGGCGTACTCCGCTGAGGGTAAGCCGTATGTGGACGCTGTGCGGCAACACCTGGAGGGGGACACACCCATCGGGGTGTACCCCTTGTACCGGAAGGACTACCAGCGCACCGCCGAGTGGTATGTGAACTGGTTGGCGGTCGACCTCGACGAGGGCGAGCCCGACCTCGTCCACGCCTGCAACCTGCACCGGTTACTGGGCCGCTTCGGTGTGCAGGCTTGGATCGAGCGGTCCAGGTCCAAGGGCTTCCATGTGTGGGTGTACCTGCGGCAGCCGCTGACAGCGGAGATGGGACGCGAAGCGATGCTGGGTGCGTGCCGGCTGGTCGACGTACCCGTCAAGGAGGTGTACCCCAAGCAGACGATGCTGGAGGGAAAGGGGTTCGGTAACTGTCTGCTGTTGCCCTACCCGAACGTGGGGAACCCCGGGCGGCAGGTCGTCGTCGATCCGCACGACACACCGTACATATTGGACGAGTTCGTGGAAACAGCGTGGGCTTCGAGAGCCAGCAGTCACGCCATCCGTTCCATCCACGCCCTGTACCAGGAGCGGCACCTGAAGCCGATAGCGAAGGTCGAGCAGATCCGCATCCGCAACGACGACAACTTCGGGTACATCGCCCGGAGGATATGGGACGGCGACATCCAAGAGGACCGCTCCAACGCCCTGTACGCTTTCGCCTGCTCCCTGTTCCGGCAGAACTACAGCGACCACACGGTGCTGCACCTCACCGGGAAACTCGATGAGCGTGTCGGGAAGTTCGTCGGTCGCAACGACCGCGACCGGCGTCTTGAAGAACTCGTTACCAACGCCAGGGACAACACCTTAGGAGGACTCTGATGGCACCTAACCCTGAAACGTACCGGTTCACTGTGCGGGGGCGTCCCCGAGCGAAGGGACGGCCCCGTTTCGGGAAGGGGCACACCTACACGCCGAAGGGAACGGTCGACGCCGAGGCGATAATCGCTGAGGCGTACGAGGGGCCGAAGTTCGAGGGGCCCGTGTCGTTGGCGTGCGTGTTCTCCAACGACCGGGTGACGATCACGTTGACACCGATAGACATGGACAAGTCTCCGCTGCGGGGGGATGTTTCCAACTACCTCAAGTTGGTGGAGGATGCTCTGAACGGTTTGGCCTACGACGATGACCGCCAGGTGCATCGTCTGATCGGGAAGAAGAAGTGATGCAGGTTGAACTGGACCCGTGGGAATACGAATGGGCGTCCCATGTGGGCGCCCGCCGGTTCGTCGAGAACTGGGGCAAGCGGGACGCCCCCCACTACGACAAGAAACGCATGGAGGATGAGCGCACCGCCCAGGTGGCGGCGTGTGTGGGGGAACTGGCGGTAGCGAAGATCACCAACCAATACTGGTCGGGCCATGTGTGGCACAAGTCGGACCATAAGACTTACAAGCACCTGCCGGATGTGGGGCACAACATCGAGGTGCGTCGGGTGCGGACCACCACCAACGCCGCTGTACGCCGCCGCCAGTTGGAACAGGGGCTCGTCCTGTGGGTGGTGCAACCGGTGCCCCCGGAGTTCCGTGTCGTCGACCTCCTGGGGTGGATCGACTACGACGAAGCCTGGGAGAAGGGCGAGCCGGCCCACTACGACCTGGAGAACACGCGGGTCATCGGGGAGCAGTTTCTGAACGCACCGTCTGTTGAGTAGGGCGGAGCGGGGAGCATGGACAGCCGACCCATACCTGCTGGATACCCTTCTGGGACCGGTCGGGAGATCACAGACCTCGATCCGGCCGTGGTCGCAGCGTCGCCCCGAGAACCTTTACGACGCTCTGGTGCGCGCTGCGCCCTTCGACGAACCGGAGGAAAGCATCGCGGAGCAGGACGAACTACGGGAGATTCTCGCTGACGCCCTGGATTGCCTCACCCCGGAAGAACAATGGATCTTCCGCATGTTGACCACGGTGCGGCTGAGTTTGCGTTTCGTCGGCCTTGTCCTGGGTGTCCCGAAGACGACGCTGGCGCGTCGACGCGACAGGATCATTCGGAAACTACAGGCAGCGTTGATGGAATCCCCGCTGGTGCAGGAACGGGTGGCGGCCTACTCCTCGAAGGAGTCGTAGAGGGACAGGCACTGTTCGAGCATGTCCATGAACCCGCCGACCCATCCCAGGATCCGCGACAGTGCGATCAGGTCGCCGCCGTCGGTGTCGTGCCAACCGCCGATCATTCCCATCGCTTCGTCGCGTTGGAACACCAGGAGCATCCCTAGTTCGTTGCCGAACCAGGATGCGTGGGTGCCGTCCTTGATGTCGAGCAGGTGCCGGCTTTCCTGAAAGGAACGCAGGATGTCCTCTTCTAGTTGCAGGCCGCTGGACGCCATGAAGTCCCCCCATTCAGCGTCCAGTTCCGGCACATCCATGACTACGCGGTGACTTTACCCTGAGCGTAAGTCTTGATGACGGATAGCGCGGCAGCAATACCAGCCACCAGTGCTGCTTTGGCCGAAGCCAGGTCGGACACCACGAAGACTGCCAGAAAAGACTGGGCCAGCGTCCACGCGGCTCTCTCTAAAACGTTTCTCATTATTTCCCTTTCTTAGGATTTGCTTTGTCATAGGCTATGGCCGCCGCTTGGTCGCGGGGGTAGCCCTCTGAGATCAGTTTGCCGATGTTGTGACCGATCACGTTCTGACTGGAACCCTTCTTCAGGGGCATGTCAGTACCTGGGTCGGCGCGGCTTTTTCTTACCCGGCATCAATCGAAGAGCGCCTTGCGGGCGCCTTCCTTCGACGGGCCGGCGGGGGGTCGGAACGTCGACCCTTCCTTAGCGGTGGTGACCAGCACCTCTTCGGCTGTCACAGCCTTCGGGGTGGTGAAGTGACTACGAGCCATGAGCAACATTCCTTCTTAGGGGTCTGGCTTTAGGACCAGCCGTCGGGTTGTGGCGCCTCCCACCAAGGCCGTACTCGCCTTGGAAAGTGCCTATCTCGTACATCCCTGGCAGGACCCGAACTGTCTTCGGACTCGAACCTGGACCCCTGTGCCTCCTGGTACTGGAATCGCCTGCGCCGTAGCCTCTTCTCTCGTACTTTGGCCTGGGCATGTTACTTCCCGAACGGGCGACCGCCGTGGGCGGCGTTCCCCAACTTGGTCTTGCGGAGATACGCCGCGTCTTTCTTCGCCTTCACGCTCATGGCGTGCGAGTTCTCACTGGAAGTCGAGTCGTAGAGTTGTTTGTCCTGCGACCCGAACGTCTTCTCGAATGTTCCGTAACCTTTGCCCTTGGGCATGTGCGTACCTCCTATTAGATGGGTGGGGTGTCCCCCTAGACGAAGAACAGTGCTGTCCAGGTGGATCTGTCTAGGACACCATTGGGTTTCAGGAAACCCATGGCCTTCTCGAACTGCTGCACAGCGGCGGCTGTACGCCTGCCGTAGATACCATCCACTGGACCGGGGTCGTACCCACGGTGCTTCAGGTGGCTCTGAGCGACCCGTACAGCCTCTCCACGGCTCCGCCGGGCCCTCGACAGGGGTTCGGCAGTCACACGGTCCCTGAGGACCGTCAGATAGGCCACAATGCCCGCCCAGTCGATGTCAGACGGCGGACCCTGATCCACCCTGCCTCCGTTCGTCAACCACTCGTACAACCAATCACCGGGACAAGTCGACGACGACACATCCCGATGCCCCCGAACCCACAACGAACCCCCATACCGGAACTGCACATCATCGATCACCATCTGGATGGCCGTCAACGCCACCGTCGGCACCGGCGCATACCCCCACCCCGTATAACACACCGACTCCGAACGGGCATTCCACCCCTTCGTAGCAGCACCACGCACACCGCCCCCACGGCCCTCGAACACGCCGCCGGCCGGATCCACCAACCAGTTGTAGGCAATCCCGTCCCACTTACGGGTATCCATATGATGGGACTCGAAGGCTTTCACCGCAGCGATCCCCGTCGGACCATTCTTCACACCGCTGTGATGCAACACCACGCCCTTCACACGGCTCGGGGTCAACGCACGAAACGGCTTCGCCGGCTCCCGCGCCCCCCACTCCAACCGGTTCACAACCAAC